CAGTGGTTTGGCACCGATGGATATACAAAAGATCACGATACAAAGGATGTAGTACCCGATGGATGGACACGAATTTAGTACGATGGACAAGAACAAGTCCGCATTTAAACTGAAAGGTCTCCCCACAATCTATTGGCTCAATCTGGATGCCGATGAGAACAGAAGGTTCTACATGGAGGAGCAGTTTAAATATTGGCAAGTTGAAAATCATATTCGTATCGCTGGATATGATGCGAGGGAGGATGATCCATCAGAACATCTGAAAGGAAGGGTTCCTGACAGTGTGAGTCCTGCTGAGTTGGGATGCTGCATGTCCCACCTCAAAGCGATTAAGCATTTCTATGAAGAGACTGAAGATGAGTATTGCATGATCCTTGAGGATGATGTAGACTTTTCTACAGTAAAGCACTGGAACTTTACTTGGCATGAATTCTTTGGACTTCTCCCATATGATTGGGATTGCGTTCAGATGACTGCCATCACAACTGGAGACATCCACGTAAAACTTCACCACAAGTTCATCAACGATTTCTCTGCAGCAGCCTATCTAATCTCTAGGCATCATGCTGCAAAGATGATGAAGTATCATATCCGTGGTAATAAGTATAAGTTGGATAATGGTGTAAAACCCAGAGCAGTCTCTGAAGATACAATCTTAGAAACTGGTAAAACTTACACCATTCCTTTGTTCTTGTATAATCTAGATTTTAGTTCTACGATTCATCAAGAACATATTGGCGTCTTCCATCAAGGACCACATACTGCTCTGTCAAACTACTGGCAGCAGCAAGGACCAAACGTTGACATCCGAGACTGGATGAACTATGATCCTTATCTTGGTCGGATCGTCCACAACTCTGCACAGCAGAATGTGGAAAACCCACCAAGTTGACAGAATCTCAAGACTCTGTTAATATAAATACTTAACCTTTTGTCTTTCAGTAATTAAAGTAACGAAAGGTATACTTAACACGGGACAGTCGAGTCCCTATTCATCTGCGGGTATCCATTCCGCAAGTAACTAAAGGTAAAACAAATGTTTAAATCTGTATTCGCAGCTTCCGCTGCTCTGTTCGCTTCTGCTGGCGCTGCCCTTGCAGGTCCATACGTTAACGTAGAAGCCAACGCTGGTTGGACTGGATCCGAGTACAACGGTGCCGGAACAGACCTCCACGTAGGCTATGAAGGTGCATTCAGTGACACTGGTTCGTTCTACGTTCAGGGCGGTGCTACTGTACTGACTCCTGATGGTGGTGACGCTGACACCGTTCCTTCTGGTAAGGCAGGTCTTGGCTTGGGTCTGACTGACGCTCTGGGTGCATATGGTGAAATCTCTTTCGTCGGTTCTGGCGACGAAGATCTTGACCGTGGTTACGGAGCAAAGTTGGGCGTCAAGTACAACTTCTGATTGTTCATATAGACAAGTAAATATCTAGATGTTATACTGGGGGTGCGACGGCATCCCCTTTTTTTATGAAAGATTATTTTATAAGGATCGCCACTCATCCTGCTACACACTTTAATTTGATTTCTATTGGAGTATTGATTACGATTGGAATGCTTCACAACTATGCTCACTTTACGATGGATAAAGATGCAGATGCTTATGTGAGGCAGTGGTGTAGGTCATCAGCAGAAAACAAAAAGATCTGCATCCGCTATGGCGGCAACATGGACTATTGACAAAACTTTATGTTTCCTATATACTATGTAAAGAAACATTACGGAGTGTATCATGACTGTAACAACTGAAGATGGTGGACGCACAAACCTGTTCGCCAGAGAACCCCAAATGTATATCTCACAAACTGACGCGGAACGTTACGGTTATGAGTCATACGCAGAGAAAGCAGAGAAGCTAAATGGTCGCACTGCGATGATTGGTTTTATTGCAGCAGTTGTTTCGTATGCTACATCTGGTAGTGTATTCTTCTTTGGCGCATTCGGATTCTAATGACTGAAATTATTTTTACCGTTACGGCAGTTGCTTTTTTCTGCCTACTCGGTTATACTGTGGAACAACTTTCGGAAACCTATTGATGGAAACTTCTATTGCTGAACTCCTTACTTATTATGTAATCGGTGGTGCTCTTATCATAGGACCACCTGCAATATTCCTAATCATCGCTATGATGGCAGCACTCCAAAATACGAAAGGACGTATGGTTGGATACAAAGATCACAAAACTTATGGTGATATCTCATTTTATGAGAATGCACCATCAGACCAAACTAAATTTTATCTTACACTAGGCGAATAGATAGAAAACATTTCTAATTATTATGCCTGATCCTAATGCTCTCTATGATGACATGGAGAAGCTCAACGCTTTATACGAAGAACTTTGCTGGGATCATGATGACGAACTGATGTTTAGTCATGACGGAAGCAAAATACTCATAACAAACAAAACACTAAAGGAAAAAAACGATGTTTAATGAATCAGCAGAACGCATCAACGGTTGGGCAGCGATGATCGGAGTGATCGCTGCGATGGGTAGTTACGCAACCACAGGACAAATCATTCCAGGTATCTGGTGATGGGATTTGTAGTAGCAGCACTGCTGTTTCTTATTCCAATTGGCGCAGCAGTTAGAGACTCATGAGTATAGAATGGGCACAGACAACTATTTTTTTATTGGCACCCCTATTCTTTATGCTCCTCTTCATAGAAACTAATGAAGATGATGATGGACCACCAGACGGAGGGATGATGACACCAGTTTATGCACCGTCACCCTCTTGACACAGAACACAAAACAGTTTATAATTCGGGGGTACTACGCACCCCCTTTTTAATGTTCGGCCGAATCGCTGCTTACACTTCTTTGATACTTCTTAGTGCTTCATGCGCTACTAAGGCTGTAGAGACGAAGAAAGAAGTTGTGAGTGCTCCTGTAGAACCCTATGTAGCTACTTGGAAGTGTGAAGATTGTACTCCAGAAGAAAAGTATGTTCTTGAACAACTACAAGACAAAACAAGAATTACAGATCGGAATGCCTTAGCAACGATCATGGGTAACATTAAACAGGAATCTAAGTTCATCTCCAACATCTGTGAAGGTGGTGCTCGGGTAAATTATGAAGACTGTCTTGTTGGTGGGTATGGTTTGATCCAGTGGACCAGCGTTAATCGTTATGATAATCTTGGGAGATTTTGTAATAAATTCGATTGTGACCCTAGCACTCTAGAAGGTCAGACTCGTTATATGATTAACGAGAACATCTTTCAACGCTACCTCCCTGAGTTTGAGGGTAATGGTCAAACCATCTCACAGTACATGGTTCCTGCATACTATTGGCTGGGATGGGGAGTCAAAGGTAACAGAGAACTTTATGCATACGACTACACAAAAAAACTTGTACTGGCATGATTAATACTCTCAAAAATATTTTAGGATTTACCAAACAGAAAAAGGTTAAGTGTACTATTGATGACATAGAAGCACCTTTATTTGAATGTGGTCCAGGACATTTGACTCAAGGATATGGTTTCTTTGGGTATACTGGTGTTCCTGCACCAACTGTTCTGACTGACGATCCTTGGTTTGGTCCTGCTCCCATCTCTGATTCAAATAAAGACTACATGGAGAAAGAAGCAGAGATCAAAAAAGAAGAAGCAGAGAATCGTCAGTATTGGACAAATGAACAAGAGAACATTCATCAGATAATGTATGAAATAGCAACCAGGAGTAGTGGCACTACTCTTCAACTTGATCCTATCGGAGGATCCGAAAACTTCCAAGGGGGTTCAGAAAATGTTCATCGATGATTGGCGCTACAGTGACCAGAAAATGAAGATCAGAGAACAAGCACTCAAAGTATTGCTTGCAAAGTTTGGTGCTGTACTAGAGAAAGGATCTCCTAAATATTCAAATCAATCAATCTATGAGTGTGCTCACGACTGGGTTTCCCAAGGCAATATGCACACTGCAGGGATTGTAAAATACTACGAGGCTTATTATGCAAAAAGTAATTAATGTTTTAGCAGTTCTTTCTTTTGTTGGAACTGCGGGTATCGTCGGTGGCGGCACTGCACTATATCTCAATAAGGATTCTATTGTTGAGAACATCAAATCTCAAGTTGCATCTGCAGCAGCAGAAGCAATTTCTGCAGAACTTCCTGGAATGATGGATGCTGCTATGCCTGAACTTCCTACTACTACTGGTGGCACTATTCCTTCTACAGGTGGTGCTGCTCTCCCATTTTGATAATCTATTATGAAAAAAATTATTGCGTCCCTGGTTGCTGCGGCGGCGGTTGCCCTACCTGCCCTTTCAGACCCCCTAAAAGATAACGAATATTATACCAATCATTCGATGGGGTGTATGTTACTCCGAGAGTGTACCGATGAAGTCAAACAAGTCTTTAGTCTTTTGGATATTTCTAGTGAGTATCCCAATACTGACGATTTTTATTCTGTTGCTAACGAATTCAACTCTATGCTTGTCGCCCTTAACCAGGTCGGAGTTAACGTGTTTCTAGCAGATGAAAAATATTTTCCAGTCGGACACCGTGGAGTTTATCATACTGTAGGTAACAATTTCTTTCTGAACAAAACGTTCATGAAGCGTCCTCATATATTAATGAGTGTGATGCGCCACGAAGGATGGCACGCTGCACAAGATTGTATGGCAGGAACAATTGACAATAGTTTGATTGCTATTATTCATCATGAGGATGATGTTCCTGCGATGTGGCAAGAGATGGCACGGAGAGCCTATGTATTGCAACCCTCTGCTATTCCTTGGGAGAAGGAAGCAACCTGGGCAGGTAAAACTGAAGGCAAGACTATGAAAGCACTTCAGTCTTGTGCTGCAGGTACTATGTGGTCCGACTATGATCCGACTCCAAAGACCCGCGAATGGTTGGTTGAAAACGGATACCTTTCTAAATAGAGTTGCCCTTGTTGGTGACATATGCCCGAAGAAGTTAAGGTAGAAGAGACCAAAAAGGAAGACCCAAAGAAGAAAGGTCCATTAGGAAAGTTAAAAGAAAAGGTTGGAGATGCTGAGGATAACCTTGCCATTCTTTCAACCTTTGTTCGTTTAGGAATTCTTGTGTGGTCCGGTGGTATTCTTACCCTGAACTATGTAACAGTTCCTGGGTTACCACAGCAGAAAATTGATCCGACTTTTATAGCCAGCGTCTTCACCGGAGTTTTGGCTACGTTCGGAGTCCAGACGGCGAAGAAATCTGGTGATGGCACTATGAAGATGAATGGTGCTAATGCTGCTGCTGCTGGTGGTGGTAGTGGAATTACAAAAGAAGATCTCGAAAGATTAATTGCTGCTGCATCCCAGACTGCACCTGCTCAGACCATTAGAGTTGAGCAAGGCCCAATCAAAATTGTAACCGATCAACCTCCATACAAGATGTGATATGAAACCTTACCTCAAGTGGACTGCCATTAGTCTTGGTAGTGTCGTAGCAATCGCACACATCGGTGTGTTGGGACATTTGGTCCGACGAGAACCTAATAGGATTCAGGTCCCGACCATTAACATTCCACGCGGCACTCCATATTCTTCTTATAAAATAGAAGCAGGTAAAGAAGGTTATAGTATAGAATACAGGGCAAACGATCCTGCTATTCTTGAGTCACAAAAATCCTTATCATTAGATAAAACTAAGAGAGGATTCTTTGGTGGCGGTACTGAGAGTCGTCGCGAATGGCGTCAAGATCAATTCACTATGGATGGCACTAGAAATCTAGGAGGTGTTGGAGGAGATGGCGAGGGAAAGTTGACTGCAAAAGAGGAAGAGTGTTTAGTGGCGGACGCTGGAGCACGGTCACAAGGTGCGATGGCAGGTAGTGCTATTACTGCTGGTGTTGCTGTTCCTGCTGTGATTGGCGTTCCATATGTTGGCTGGTTGGCAGCAGGATGGGTTTCCCTGTTAGGAAATAATATTGGATCTTCAGCAGGGTCGTTAGTAAATTCTGCAATTAGTGACTGTTAATGAATTTAATTCTTCGTCCTCTTGATAATATTGCTGATCCTGTTTGGAGTGTAATTATTTCCTTAATCATACTTCTTGCTGGAGTTGCATATTACATCGTCTATATAATGCGTATGGCTTTTGATGAATTGAACGATGGCGGATCAAATCGACAAGAAGGACGCGGATCAGGATCAACTGATAGCACTGCTGACTCACAGGATTGAAGACGCTGAAAAAACTCAAGAAGAACTCCGCGATCGTGTTCGTAAATTAGAAAAGTGGGTATGGGGTGCCGGTGCCGTCATAACTGCTGCCATTACACTAATCGGAATAGCAACAGCAGTAGATTCAAAGGAGATCGAGTATGGGCGCTATGGTTCCCCCCAGCAGGAAGTCGTGTTACAACTTCCGCGTAGTTGAGATTAATCGTGTTCTTGACGGCGATACTATCGATGTCACTATTGACCTCGGGTTTGATTTATACAAGAAAGAAAGAGTTAGAGTTGCAGGAGTTGATACGCCAGAGAAGAGGACCAAGAACTTAGAGGAAAAAGCTCTGGGACTGGATGCTACTAACTGGATGAAAGATAAACTAGAAGGTGCTATTGCTGGTGACGACGAACTCTCAGTTAGAACTGAACTTGTTGGTGGTGTGGGTAAGTATGGCCGCCTTCTTGGTTGGTTATATATTGGAGATGCAGAGATATCGTTGAATGAACAAATGATTGAAGAAGGATATGCTCATGCATACGATGGTGGCACCAAGGATATGAACCTTGAAGCACTTCGTGTCATTCGTAGAGAGCATGGTACTCTGGTTGAGTAATGCCTATTCCTGATATCCGTCTTAATAATTTAAGAATACGTGATGTTATAATACCTGACGTGCCACGGTGGATGTCATCCGACCCACCAGTGGCACTTCCTGTCATGCCACCAGTGACTATGCAATTAGGAACACCTATTGTCAATATTCCTGGCTGCGTTCAGGCACACAAAGACAATAAGGAAAACGTAAATTTAAAAGAAGAAGATGATAAGGGTATTATGACTCTGTGTGATGCGGGTACACCGTATTACACTGCTATTGATTACGATAGAAATAAAATAAAACTAGAGCAAGAACCACCTCCACCACCTGCATATAAAGCACCACCAAAACCAGAAGCACCAGAGACAGAAACTCCAGGAGTTCCAAAGCAGACAACTCCAGAAAAACCTGAGTGTCCTACAAGGGCACAGCAGTTAAAGGATCCTGTTGGAAAGATTGTAGAAGGTAATAGAAAGATCGTTGCATACGAAACAGTCGGGAAAGAATGTTTGCCAGTATTTGAGACACTTTCTATTCCCGATCAGATTATTCAGAACATACCATCAGCAGGTATGGTAACTACAACTGCAACTATTGCTGTGGTAGCGACGAGTTCTGCACTGCTCGCAAAGCCTCTTGCTGACCTTTTGTTAAAGGTTGTGAAACCGACTGTGAAGAAGGTAATGAAGAAGATTGCGACCTTACGGGGTAAGAAGATCCCGGTACAATCGTCCTCTGAGAGGATTGCTGAACAGCGTCAGAGGAACCAGGCTGTGAAGACGTTGAGGTCGGTGAGACCGCTGAAGAAATAGGTGGGATAGTGTGACGATGTTGTGAGACAGTATTCACATTTTGAACTAACACATCAGCACACACTTTCGCATAAGGACTTCTAGGATGAAAACGAATTCCTTTCTGTAATAATTCTCCGCAATTTTTAAGTCTTGCAAGTTCAAAGTCTAATCTTTTATTAGCAAGTAGTTGACCTTGTAATGCAATCTGTGTTTCTGCTGCTTGCTTACAACGTGCTTGCAATCCACCATCGAGTGGTAATGAGAGTGTTGCAGAGAGACCAATACTGGTGCTGTAGTTTCTTGTCATACCAGTTCTGACTGGTTTTTGCCAGAGTTGATTTCCTGGATTATCAGGAACACCATCACCCTGCATTTCCATGACTGTGATAGTCATGTCTTGACCATCTTCATATGCTCTAACTACTTCACCCTCTGCATTCGTATAAGTTCTATTATCATAATGTGGTTCCCAAGGCCAGTTCTTTACATTCTTGGTAACTTCTACCATTCGACCTTCAAAGTCTCTGTT